TTTTCTGACAAGCCTCGCATAACAATCTCAACAATCCACCAGTCCAAAGGTGGTGAGGCTGACAATGTTGTGTTGACAACTGACATGGGCAAGCTGAGTTGGGAAAACTCTCACACTGACGAGGAGAACAGAGTGTGGTATGTTGCACTGACAAGAGCACGCAAAAACTTGTATCTAGTGCGACCCAGAAATTTGAGACATTATGTGCTCTGATGTAAGTGATTGAAAACAATGAAAACAAAAATCAGAATCTTCAAACTTTTTTGTTGCCTTATCTGTCAAAAAGAGAGATACTAACAAGACTGAGAAAGGAAAGGAACAAACCATGAAAGCATTTGCTATCGACTACAAACAAAACACAATCCGTGCATTCAGCTCTAAGAGCGTTGCTCAAAAGATGGGTAATGGATTGGTTGTTTTCAGCTCTGTTGACGAGTTGCTTGAAAACCGCAATACCACAAACCAAGGCATTGTCAGAGTTTACAACAACAACACAAAAGTCGCAGTGAAAAGGTTCTCTGACACCCGCACAGGTGCAATGAGGCTTTTGAAATTGGCTCAAGACATTCCTGTCGAAGCCACACCCTTTGAACACATCAATGGAAAACAAGGAGAAAAACCAGTGGATGCTATCACTGATAATGTCGTTGAAGTAAAAGTTAAGTCAGTCAATGACAAAAAGAAGCGTGGCCGTGCGTCAGGCTATGAGGGCAAGATGATCAAGGCAACTTGTGATAAGAACCCTCGTCGTGAGAACACTCATGGGTTCAACTCAATGGGAATATTGCTGAACGCAGGTGGCCCAGTGTCATACGAAGATTATCTGCACGCAGGTGGTCGTCGTCAAGACCTCGCATGGGATATTGAAAAAGGCTACGCAAAGGTGGTGGGCTAGTGCCCTGCCGCCGATGCTTCATGCCGACCTTGACTGACCTTGAGATTAACTTGCTCTTGAGGTTGGTCAAGGATTCTTCATTCCCGATGGAACAAGGCTACCCACCCGCAGTGACCACCCACGCAGTGGCAAAAAGAACAGAACGCAAGCTAGAGAAAATGCTTGAGCATAGTGAGACGGAGTTTGAGACATGAATGAACCATGGATATACGGAGCAGGTCTGGCAGGACTTTTAGCAGGGCACATGCTCAGGTCGCTCAACCCTAAGATAGTTGAGTCCCAAGACTCGTTGCCGAACAACCATGGTGCACTTCTGCGCTTCCGCACTGACAAGGTTGCCCGAGCTTGCGCCATACCTTTTAAAAAGGTCAAAGTCCAAAAGGCAATCAAATACGATGGCAAGCTGACAACAACACCAAATTTGTTTTTGAGCAACTTGTATTCTCAAAAGGTCACAGGCTCAGTCCTGAACAGATCAATCAACAATCTTGACCCTGTTGAGCGTTACATTGCACCATGGGACTTGATCTCGCAGATGGCTGCACCTCTCAACATTGAATACAGCACAGAGCTCTGCAACCAATCAATAGCTCAACATGAGCAGAACAACACGCCAATAATCTCAACCATACCAATGCCCGCATTGATGCACATTGTTGATTGGCAAGACCGACCCGAGTTCCCCTCGCAACAGATCTGGACGCGCACAGGTCGCATTCAATCGCCAGAGTGTGACATTTATCAAACCATATACTACCCCGACCCACTCGTGCCATTTTACCGCATATCAATCGTGGGCGACATCGTGATCAGCGAATATATAAAAGAGCCTGATGGGTCAATTGGCCCACACCTCATGGAAGTGTTGATGGACGACTTCGGCATAAAGCCTTACTCAATCGTTGACATGAAACAGTCGTCTCAAAAGTATGGCAAGATCCAACCGATCAACGAGGACTTGCGCAAGCAGTTCATCTACGAGATGACAACCAAATATAATATTTATTCTGTCGGCAGATTCGCCACATGGCGCCAACTGTTGATGGACGATGTTGTTGATGACATTCAGCACGTCGAAAGATTCATCCGCTCCAAATCCGACTATGGGCGAATGATGCACTCTCAGAAAGGAGAAAACACATGAAAGTCGAATTGATTAGCTATACGGACGATGCAGTGAATCTGCTATTGTTCACAAAAAACACTCGTCTCATGGACGACGATAACGCTTACGAAAAGGTGAGCAAGTGGCCATGGGATAAAAAGCAGGACGAGCTTGATTACATGTTGAAGACAATCAAGTCATCTTGGGAGTTCATTGACTATACGTTCAATGTGCGCGAAGTGACACGAGGCTTCACTCACCAGTTCGTTCGCACTCGTCAAGGCTCATACGCCCAACAATCGCAACGCACAGTTGATATGGCAGGGTTCGGATATTACACTCCCCCACGCATTGAAGCAAATCCTGAGGCCAACATTATCTACGCTCAGGCGATGGCTCAAATCAACGAGGCTTACCAGTTGTTGCGGGAACACGTCCCAGCAGAGGATGCACGAGGCGTATTGCCAACCAACATCCACACCAACATTGTCGCCAAGTTCAATCTGCGCACACTTCACGAGATGGCCAAGTCACGCCTCTCCCCACGTGCCCAAGGCGAATATCAAGAGGTGTTCAAGTTGATGGTCGGCGAGGTCGTCAAAGTTCACCCATGGGCAGAACCATTCTTAACACCGACCGAGTGGGCAGCTCCGTCGATGGCAAAAGCTCTGAACGGATAGGAGGCAGAGATGAAATATACAGACAAGATGATCAGAGAGATTTATGCTCACAACAAAGAACATGGCCGCATGAAAACAAAGAAAAAGTATAAGCTGACTCAACCTCAGCTTAACTACATTGTTTACAAGCGTGCACCAGTCGTGTTGAACAGTCGTGCTTCTTTAGCCAAAGAGCTTGAACCTGGATTGAACGTGCTGTTCGGGGATGCAAGTTTTGAGGATGTTTCGCCTATGCCATGGTGGAAAAGGCTTTTCAAATGGCTCGGTTTCAAGTAAACTAATGACACTGAGAAAGGAACAGAACATGAACATATTTTATCTGGACGAAAGTCCTGTCACTGCTGCTCGCATGCACTGCGACAAGCACTGCGTCAAAATGATCCTCGAGACTGCTCAGCTGTTATGCACTGCGCACCGAGTCATTGATGGCGACTCTTGGGCTGACGAGGTTGGGTTGTATAAAACGACCCACCAGAACCACCCATCAGCAATCTGGGTCAGAGAGTCCTCAGCCAACTACTATTGGGCGTTAGGTCTGCTCAGCGAGTTGTGCAAAGAATACACTCGTCGTTACGGAAAAGATCATAAGACTGCAGCAATGCTGCCATTCTTGGCTCTTGTCCCTATGCACATCAACACAGGCATGCTGACGCCTATCCCGCAATGTATGCCCGACGAATACAAGGCTGATTCGCCTGTCACTGCATACCGCAACTATTACAATGGAGCGAAAGCTCGTTTCGCAAAATGGAAAAACACGGAGGTGCCACAATGGTTCTTACAGCCTACGAGCGTGTAGTTATTGTTGATCTGGACGGAACACTGTCCGATTATTCCCATCGCGTCAAACTTATCAAAGAACGCAAGTACGATGAATTCAATAGGCAGGGTTTGAAAGACAAGCCAATTGAAAACATCTGCAACCTCGTGCGCCACTTAGGCACTGATGGTGAAACCAAGATTGTGGTTATGACTGCGCGTGATGAGTCAGTCAGACACGAGACCCAACAGTGGTTGCATGCTAACGAGATTCCTTGCGACGAACTATTGATGCGTGCAGAAGGCGACAACCGCCACGACCACGAAGTCAAGTTTGACCTGTATCAAGAGAACTTTGAGTTCAAAGACATTTGGCTCATCCTTGAGGACAGGAAGTCAGTTGTTGACATGTGGAGGGGCGAGGGATTGACTTGCCTCGAGGTTGCGGAAGGAGGTTATTGATGGAGTTACGTATCATAGGCAACGACATTGAATTCGACCGCCAAAAGATCGCCAGAATATTCGACATCCTGCCAACAATGCGTTGGGAGCTTGAACAGGCTTTTGACCGAGCCAACGAGTATGAGGCTGAAATAGAGAAACTTAAAATTCAACTGCGTGATCAAAAAGAGGAGGCATACAGAGATGGATACAGTGACGGACAGAAAGAAAACAATAGCGGATATTGCGGAGAAGATCAGGAAGTCAGGGCAACCTAAGCACCCGATTGATTGCATGGAAGCTGCCCTCAACACTTTCCGTGAGCGCAATAAAACCTATGGCGACAACTACCTTCAACATGGCGAGGTTATGACAGCTTTGTTTCCTGATGGGATCAAGTTGAACAGTGTTGAAGACTGGAATAGGTTTGGCGTTGTTAATATGATTGTTGCGAAGCTGACTCGCTATGCCCAAGGCTGGCCCAAAGTCCATCAAGACTCTGTTCATGACTTAGGTGTTTATGCATTCATGCTTGAGTCGCTAGACAGCGGAGTGAAGAAATGATTGTGTTTGACTTAGAAACAACAGGTCTGCCCAAAGCGGAAGGTTCTGACCTAGACATCCAACCCAAGATCATTGAGTTCGGTGCATTGAAGCTGGACGACGAAACTCTTGAGGAAGTTGACAGGCTTGAGTTCTTTTGCAATCCTGGGCATCTGCTTGACCCACAGATTATAAAGATCACCAACATCACCGACGACATGTTGAAGGATGAAAAGCCTTTTGTGGCTTACACTGAACAGCTTTGTGATTTTTTCTTGGGGCAGAAATCTATTGTCGCGCACAACTTGCCTTTTGACCGCAAGATATTAAAGTTTGAATTGGAGAGGCTTGACAGAGTCACTAAGTTCCCATGGCCTCCGCAACACATCTGCACAGTTGAGGTGGGGCAAAGAGTTTGGGGCAAAATGCGCAAGCTCGGCGACATTCACGAGGAGCTGTTCGGAACAAAGATCGATGGCGCACACCGCTCAATCAATGACGTTGAGGCAACTGTGCGTATCGTTGAATGGTATAGAAAGGAGGGACATATCTGATGGATCCATCAATCATAGGTTCAATCATCGGCGCAATAGTCGTCATAATCCTAACAAATGTGATATAGCATGTTAAACATAAAAGTCAGATCCGAATATTCATTCCGCAAAGCCTATGGGCCAATCAGCAAGGTTCTTGAAACTGCGAACAGTAAGGTGGTAGGAATATGCGACACAGGCACATGGGGTCATGTCGCATTCTCAAAAGCCTGCAAAAAGGCTGAAGTGAAGCCTCTGTTCGGGGTTGAGATATCAGTCGTCGCAGACGCAGAAGAACGAACCAAGCAACCCGACAACCCAATGACATTCATAGCCAAGAATGATTCGGGTCTGACTGAGATATATGAGCTCGTGACAAAAAGCACCTCCAAAGAAAGGTTCTACTACTTCCCACGACTCAGCTACACTGACTTGTTTGATGTCAGCGATAATGTAATAATATTGAGCGGAACTCACCCTGATTGGGGATTGTTACCTTTGACCAAAAAAGACGATCTTTACATTGAGCTGAATCCAATGAGTTCGCCCAAGGCTTTGAAGTGGGCTGAAGAAAAAGGCTTCAAGGTCGTAGCAACTTCCGACAACTTTTATCCGCGTGTTGGTGACCGCAAGGCATATGAGGTTCTCGTCGGGCGCAACCGCACCGACCGCACAGCCCCAATGCATATATTGAATGAGTGGGAGTGGAAAGCAGCACTGCCATGGGCACCCCAAGAAGCAATTGACAACACCTACGCAATAGCCGATCAGTGCGATGCTCACTTGCCTACAGCGCAGATGGTTTCATTCCACAGCCCCAAGACTTTGCGCCAACTCTGCGAAGAAGGTGCGCCACCGCGTGACATTGATTTAACTGACCCAGTGTATGAGGCGAGGCTGAAGAGAGAGCTTGACCTGATTGCTGACAAGCAGTTTGAAGATTACTTTTTCGTCATCGCTGACATGATTAACTACGCCAAGCAACATATGCTCGTTGGCCCAGCACGAGGTTCGTCTGCGGGATCATTAGTTTGCTACCTCACTGGCATAACTGACATTGACCCGATTGAGCATGACTTGCTGTTTGAGCGATTCATTGACATCACTCGTGAGGACTTGCCTGATATTGATATTGACTTTCAGGA